AGGAATTAGGTTGGCAGAAGTGTGGGGTAGACTCCTAGTTGATAGAAAATATATTCACGGTTCAAATTCCGATTGGAAATTGACAGCCGGAGCGGTGAAATACGCTGCGGGTCAACCCATGGGGGCCCTTTCTTCGTGGGCCATGCTGGCATTAACCCATCACGCATTGGTTCAGTGGTCTGCCCTAAGGGCCGGAGTAATCCGGCCGGGCGAATGGTACTTGCACTATGCCATCTTGGGAGATGACGTAGTGATAGGAGGAACCGAGGTAGCTGACGAATATTTGGAGATTATGCGAGAAATCGACGTTTCCATCTCATTTCACAAATCCCTCGTATCCGTTTCGGGACTGGCATTGGAGTTCGCAAAGCGGACTTTCTACCAAGGGAACGATGTTTCCATGGTTCCAATGGCGGAACTCCTAGTCGCGCAACATAATGTCGCGGCGTTGATGGAGCTTGCCCGGAAGTACTCATTGAATAGTATAGGAGCGTTGCTCTCAGTACTGGGATATGGGTACAAGGTGAAAGGGTCCCTGAATTCTATTCTATCTAGAATGAATTCTCGGGTCAGATATTACCTAACTTCCTTCTATGGTCCTGGAGGACCGAAGTTCGTTGGTTTAAAGCCATGGCTGACTATGAGATCCCTTGGATCTTCATACCAGTCCACGGACCGGACAGTTTCCGACCTTTTAGATACTATACTTCAGCAAGAACAAAAGTCCTTACTGGAGCGTTGTGAACAACTTAAGCCTCTCGTTGAGAAGGCTAAGCGACTAGCGACCGTCTATCGGGATAGGGAACACTATGGAGCATCCCCTCACAGTGGTAACCGGGTGACGGTGCATCCGGGACTAATCCTGGAGATACCGCAACGGGTCATTGACTCCGTCAATGAGACCGTATACCGGACCGCGTGGTTGGATGTGCAAATAGACTTCAGAGATCTAGTCAATTCGATAATGGACCTAACCATATTGCCTCCTTCATGGGAAGCAATCGAAACTCTTTGGAAAGAGCTCGATCGTATCGAGGACCTATTGGGGTCACTCGCTCTTCCTGCAAATGTCCACACTAGAGTGAACAAGGCGGAGCCTCGTTCAGTCATAGGGATTAATCAGAAGAGATGGTTAAGGTACAATGGGGTCTTTAGAAAGACACAAGTTCAATAGACAAGTTTAGGCTGAGCCTAAAGCGATGTCCGTAGACTGTTTGTCTTTAATGGAAGAACATATTTGGCATAACAGGTCACACCTGGCCGAAGGCCTAGAATTAAGAAGACTTGATTTATTTTGGTCAAGCTTCCTAGGTTAAGTGACACCATTATGGGTCAAACCTGGTACCTATCTCACAACATAAAGTATCTTGTGAGCTCTTGGACAAATGGAGCAATCCTTACCAGTCCACCTACGGTTTCGACGATCAATGGTATTCCAATTTATTGGTAACGCCATCAAACATTTAAACGTAGCTGAACGTAGCAGGGATCGGAAAGAAACCTATCATCGATAGGGGGGGCCGGTCCCTGGGGGCCAG